CACGACCACTCAACCCATTTGCCCTTCCGAAGTCGTATGCTAAAAAGCGCAGACACGTTGAAGTGAAGGGAACGAAGTTCTTAATTCTTTGTGACGTTCACATTCCTTATCAGGACAACGAAGCCTTAACCGTTGCAATTAACGAAGGTGTTCGTCAAGGATGCGACGCGGTTATTCTAAATGGTGACGCGTTAGACTGTCACATGATTAGCGACTTCGTCAAAGATCCACGTAAGAGAAAATTCAAGGATGAACTGTATGCAATGCGTCAATTTGTGGACACGCTGCGTACACAATTTCCAAACGCTCACATCTACTATAAAGAAGGAAACCACGAAGAACGCTACTGGCGTTATATGAGAATTAAAGCACCTGAGTTGTTTGACATTGACGCTTTCGACTTTGCTTCATTGTGTCATTTGGATAAGCACAACATAACGTGGATTGACGGCAAGAGCAAACTGAATATAGGCAAACTTTCAATCTTTCACGGACACGAGTTCGGTAAGCAATTCCTTCCGTCTGTTAATGTGGCGCGTGGATTGTTTATGAAGACAAAAGTTTCTGCGTTGTGCGGACATCATCACCAGACTGCTGAACACAACGAGCGTGATGCTAACGGTAAGTTCATCACTTGTTGGGGTGTTGGTTGCTTATCTGAATTAAGTCCTGACTACAATCCTTATTCGAAGTATAATCACGGCTTCGCTATCGTTGAGAAAGGAACGAATGGAAATTATAGCGTTAAGAATTTAAGAATACACGAAGGTCAGATACTATGAGAAGGAATATACTTGCGGCATTGCTGCTATTTATTGGAACGTCTTTGCTTTGGTTGGTGTTGTGTTGGAATTGGTGGGGACGACCTGTTGCAAATAATACAACAACTGAAATTCAAAAGCAAGATAGCGTCATTAACTACAACGCTGGCGAATACGACCGCCTGCTTCAAGAACAAATTGAACTTTACAAACAACTTCGAACGTATGAAGATGCTCAACTTACAGCCAAAACCACCTATCAAAGAACTCGTGATTCTATTATTATTCGAGATACTGTTAATATTGTGGATGTTATCCATTTGGTGAACTCTTGCGATAGCGTTATTGCTTCCGATTCATTGGTAATTAACAACCTGAAGAAACAAATTAACATCGAAGAACAAAAGATTGACAACTTACAAGAAGTCGTTGAGGCTTATGAACAGAAAGAAGATGTCTTGCAAGAGGAAATTAACAATCTCGCTGCTGATAAAAAGAAATTGGAGAAACAAAAAAAGCGCAGAAACCACGCTTTAGTCGTTACGTCAACCGTCGCTATTTTGTCGACTTTTGTTCTGTCAATTTTACTTTAGATTCGGGAATGTAGAATTTCATTGAGAACTGGATTGCTTCGCTCAGGAATATATTGCGACTATTCTCTCCGCGCTTTTCGTCAATCTCGTTCCACAGGTCTTTGTGTAAGTACACGCAGATACCTTTCTTAGTTTTGCTGCTCGCCATTTTCTTCTTTTGTTTTAGACATCATTGAACCAATCATTAAAGCTAAGTAAATTTTCTCTTTTGCGTTTAAGTCTTTCCGCTGTGAAAGCTCCAGAAGAATATCTCCAAGAATCTTTCCCTGTTGAAAGTAGGTTGCTATTGAATTAACGATTTCGCGCTCACGATCGTATGTCATTTTGAGCGTTTCGTAAAGGGGTGTTTGTTTCATATTATTATTTTTTCTATTTCTTGTTTAACTTCTATCCAATAATTTAATCGGCGCCAAGTACCATTATTATATACCTCTATTCTTTGTTCTTCAATCAACTCATCTACTGCAATTAAAGTACATTGCTTTGCGTCTTCCCTTGCCTCGTCATCGTATAACAAACCTGCTCGCAAATAAATGCAATACTTGTTGAACAGTTCTTCCGCTTTTTCTTTTGGTGTCATATTGTAAATGTATGCTAAATTATTCTAACCGACAACATATTGTCCATAACTTGGATTGAGTTCGAAATACATTCGCATCATTATTGCATCTGCAACGTCAGGTGAAATACCTTCGCGGTTCTTGATTACGTCCTTCGGTGTGACCATAAGTTTACCGTCAACATCTGCTCGGTGTCGTTTAATCATTTCAAGCTCGCGAACGATTTGTTCTTTGCGCGTACTGGATAAGATAGTGAGCCGATTCTCCTCTACATATTGAGCCAATTTGTAATAACATTCGCTCTTTAAGTTTTGGTATTGCGGGTGCTTTGGTTTAGATCCGTTGACGAACCCTCGACATTTCAAGAAGTCAACGACACCACCACCAACACCGTCTTCGTCACACACTACGTCTTGCAATAAAATTGAGTGTTGTTGACAGGTTAAACGAACTTTGTTCACTACTTCGTCTAACGCTGCGCGATTCATTTCAATTATGTCTATGATAGTTAGACCTTCCCATACGCAGATAATCGTTCTATCCTTACCAAAACGCGCTATGTCGGCTGTGATATATTTCTTTCCTTCATTGATTACTTCGTTCCTAAACATTCGAAGCAAGTTCTCCGTTTGAAACAACTTGTCGCTATCGTCGTCGAACTCCCAGTTCCCTTCCAAAAGTCTTTTCCTGTCGTATTCAGGAAGTCGTCTAAGCGATTCGATGTAAGCAATAGGAAGGAAGGGATTGTCTTGCGGTAACGCTTGCACGAAGGCGCGGTGTGAAGGTAGTTCGTTGCGGTTGTTCTTCATGTAGAACTCATTATACAACCACCCCTTCGCAGGATTGCAAGACAAGAAACCTTTTGGAATTAACCCAAACTCGTTCAACTTAAATCGACAACGCGAATGAACAATGCTGACCGCCTTTTCTGTTACTTCGGAGCATTCGTCTATAAAATAATCAGTAATTTCTAACGATCCAAGTGAATTGAAATTTACATCCGAAGGATATGCGAATAAGTCTTTCAAAACAATTTCGCTTCCGTTGAAGAACTTAATCACGTTCGATTGTCCGTTGAAAGTGTAGTGTTTATTCGCTATCAATCCAAACTCCTCAGCCGTTTCAAAAAACGTGTTTAACGTCGTCTTTTTTAGCGTGTCTAATTTGCTTCGTCCAATAAGAGAACGTGTCCCTGCGTACTTCAAACGTCGTTGTATCTGCCACATACAACCGAACTTCGTCTTCCCACCCCCTGCCGCGCCACCGTATAACAACTGTTCAACGATACTATCGGTGTTCAAGTAGTTCAACGCTTCGACTTGACGCGGCAAGTAGTTTGGTTTGTATGGTTTGTTTACCACCATTTAGTAATGAAGTGGTAAAGAATGTAAGCAATACCGCCAACGATTGTAACGTTTAACGCAAGTGATAATACAAAACCAATCACTGCTAAAATTTTGTCTTTTGTGTCCATTGTTTTATTGTTTACTTAGATATAATTTATACAACTCACGCATACCTTCGAAGCGTATTGATTCCTTCAACAACATTCTTTTGCGGTCGCTCATGCGGTCAACCATTGACTGAACAAGTTGTTGTTCGAAGTAAATGTTCTTCTTTGCGTTCGCTTTGCAAAGACGGTATTCTTCTTCGGTGAAGGTGTCAGCGTTTATTATTTTGCTTTCTTCGAGCCAACGCATAAGCGACACCGCACGAATCTCAATCACCGTATATTTTCCCTTCTTAAAACTTGCAATGTCTTCCGCAAGCATTCTTCTCCAGCTATCATCGTTTACTGCCATTTCGCTTTCTTTTAGTTGTTTAGATTGTTCTTCTTTTGATTCCGCAATTTCTCTCTGAATTTGTAAGTTGGCTTTGTCGCGGTGTGGTTTGTAAGCCGTTAACACGTCGCCAATGAATGACACGCTCAACGCTCCGAAGTGTTCGCATTTCTTTGACAGTTCATTCGCTGCGTTCAATTCAAAGGCGAGGTTGAAGTGTTCAAACGTAACCCACCGAAAGTGCTTGCCTATGAACTCATGCAACATTTGCAACAGTTGCGCTTCAGGTAAGGCGATGCCGTACATAGCGCAGACCTTCGAGCATAACTTTACGAACGCAGGTAGTTCGTAGTCGGCAACGAACGCGCTTTCACGCTCTGCACGATCAACCCTTTGTGTAGTTGTGAGCGTCGTTGTAGATGCGCTGCGCAGCATCGGAGTCGAATTTTCCATTTTTGATTTTGGTTTGTTGGTTTGTAGTTACGAAGGTAGACAAGTCCCATTTACGAACGGCAGCCTTCCAGTCTTTCATTTGATTACGTCCGACCTTCCAACCATTCGCTTCGTAGTGAGCGTGGAATTTCTCGGTGAATTTAAGAGCGTCGTCATTGCTTAGTTTCTCGCAAGCGTAATCGTATATTTCAACAACTGTTGGTTTGACGAATGGCTGTTTCTTTTCTTTTGCTATTAGCGTTGGTGCGGTTGGAACGGACAAGCGAATAAGTATGTCGTTTATCTTTTGTTCTTGCTCTTGCATTGCTGCTTCTAGCTGAACGATTCGATATTTTAGTTGTAGTATTAGCATCATGTTTTTATTTTTTATTTAGTCCCACCCTTCGCCTTTCGCGTCGTCGTCTGCGTCGTCCCATTCTTGACAGTCAAAACAGACTTTGATTTCTCCTTCGTCATCTACAAATTCGTAGGCGGTGTCCCAATCTTCAAGCTGTTGGTCGCGTAATACTTCATCAACTCGCTCTCCGAGTTCTTTGCTTTCGCAGTTTGGACAGAATGTCAATTCACTTTTCATAGTTTTAGTTATTTGATTTTAGATTTTCTTTTTGCGCTGAGTGTCTTTTGATGCTCAACGTGTTCGACAAATTTAGTAAAAAAAGTCATTGGTTTAGCATAACCCATTTCATTTAGTATAAAACAAATGCGTTCAACGTTTGCTCGGTAGTATTTGTCCCATTCTACCTGAGCAGATACCTGCTTGATTCCGTGTAGGATTGTCGCGTGGTCTTTCTTATAACGGTCACCTACGTTTTGAAGTGAAAGAACGTAACAAGGACGAATGATAAAGAATATAATTTGTCGTGCGGTTACTATCTCACGTTTCCTTGTTGTCTTATACAATGCCTGTGAAGGAACTCCCAAGACTGAACACGTCACATCTTCCAGAGCCGACCAAAACATATCTCGTTCGTTTTCCATTTGCTTTTGCATTTCAATTTGTTCACTCGTTAATCTTTCGTAGCGTGGAGTAATCATCGTCCACAATAACTCGAAGCGTTCCATGTGTCTGAATGGTATCATGTCAAGCACTTCGTTTCTTATCTGTTCGTTAGTCATTTTCTTCGTTGATTAGTTTGGTAGGTGTAAAGGTGCTGAATACTTCTTCGCGTGAAAGACCTGTGTGCAAACAAATGTTGTTGAAGTCTTTGATTCTCATTCGCTCTGGGTGTGTAACGTAAAGTCGTGCTGTTGGATCACTGATTCGTAAAGCTGCTTTGAAGTTAGTCAGCGTCTTGAAGTTAATCTTGACTAAGCGACCAAAGGGTGTTGAATAGATTTGCTTGTTCATTTCTTTAATAGTGGTTTGATTAGTTGCGCTTTCTTCTTGTTGTCTTTGTCATTCGTTCCGCGCAGCTCTGGATTGTATTGCTTGACCAATCGTGCTATGCGTGTGATGTTGTCAGCGCTGACATACTTGCCGCTTTCGTACATGGCGAAGAAGTTGCTTGTGATGTCTTTGCGTTCGTCGAACTGTTGTTCCCAAACTTTTACGCAAAGTGCTTTGTTGTTGTTGCGGAGAAATTTATACTTCTTCAGTAGTTTCTCAACGCGGTTTTCAAGTGTTACTAATTTTTTCATTTTGTTGGTTTTGATTTATTAAGTTAAAATTAGAGAGGGTATATTTCAACCCTCTCGTATTATTTAGAATGGCATATCGTCTGTTTCGTCAGTAGAAACTAAACCGCTTTGTTCCAACATTGCCTTCGCTTTGTTCATTTGATCCGCAGCCTTATCCAATCGGTTGCTAAATTCAGCAGAAGAACTCACCTTGTTTTGCAACCACTCTGGAAGCATCTTGAATCGAAGGTCAAAATCTTCACTGTCGTAGTCCAAAAGAAACGCTGAGTTCACTAATGGCGGACAAGTCATTCCTTTAACAAGTGGCGAAGCGCCTTTGATATCTGCGTATGTTCTGCCTGTGTTTGCGGTGCGGTGCATGACGTTAATCATTCCTTCCTTACCTAACAAAGTAGCAATGTCAAATTTGTTAGCTTCTGCGTCGCTGAATGCTTTGCCTAACCAACCCTGAACGAACGCTCTCAATCCGCTCTTTTCGTGCATTGACAATGTGAAGTCACGACCAATTGAGAATGGCTGTTCACCTTTACCGAAATCGGCAAGTTCTAAAGGTAGTTCGAATACCAAGCGAACTTTGTTTACTAACTTTTCTTCACCTTGAAAGGTGTCAAGGATTGTTCCGATGTGGATGATTTGGTAGCAACGTGCTACGTGTGTTCCAGCAGGGACTGTTTGTCCGCCGCCGCCGTTGTTTGTTTGTTGTGCAATGATGCTCATGTTGTTGTTGTTTATTTTGTTGTTATTGAATTGATTTAAGTATTCTTCGAACTTTATAGCCAGTTCGTAATCGGCTTGAATGTGTCTTTCTTGACTTTCGTGAAGGTCGGACTGTTCGTTGATGCGTTTGAAATAACCCATTACACGTGGTCATCAAAGATGTTAATGTCAAAGCTGAAAGTGATTCCGTCTTTTTCTAGCGTGACGTAGTCCAAGTCGAACTCAGGATCGTCGCTGCGGAAGAAACGACCACGCAAATGAATGGTAAACATATTGTCTTGTTCGTCAACGAATACCAAGTGTTGTTTTTCATCTACTTCAAACCAACCTGTTTGGTCGTCGTTGTAGTTGTTAGCTATTGATTTGATTCTTTCGTTCAACGTGCGGATGTCGTCTTCGTTGAAGCAGTAGTTAATTTTTGGACAGTACATAGTTATTTGATTTTAGTGGTTACAAATATATTCAATTAGTTGGTCATTCCAACGCGCTTCTGAAAGTTTTTGATGTTTTTCTATGTTGGCACTTATCTCGTTGTGCGTTAGGTTGTACGCTGATGCTGAGGAAGAAACACAAATAAAGTTAGATTTCTTTTGTTGGCTCTGGTAGTTCTTTCCAAGATGTTGAATCAAATTTGTTGAGTAGTGGTTCAAGTTCGTCAATTCTACTTTGACAAAACGTATCCCAAGCCAGTGTTCCATTTCTCTTGCTACCCCAATAATCTTGGGTTTGCATGATTGAATCCATAATGAGTTTAACGTCGTTTTCAAATAAGAACGGAGTTGTGTAAAGATGTTTTTCATTGTTCATTTGATTTATTGGTTTTAAATTTCTTTTGATAAGATTACTTCTTCGCGTGGAATGGTTGACTTAATGCGGTCGTATGCACGTACCGCTTCGTCGTAGTCGTTGTACGACATATGAAACTCTCCGTTGACTACGATCTTGTAGTACATATCGGTCAACGTTGTCTTTTGAATTAGTTCTACTTTCATTTTGTTGTGTGGTTTGGGGTTTGTTCTAATTGTCTTGTTTGTTCGTCAATCGTTCCTGCGATTAACATTGCTCCGAAAAGTAGAGCGATAAAGAGTAGTGTTTTTTTCATTTGATTAATTATTGATTTGTACAATTTCAATTTCACGCTCTGGAATTGTTCCTTCCCAAGCAGCGTAGTAGTTATCTTCACGAATGTTCATTCCGCATTCGTTAGCGTATTCAATTAA